AGTGCGTGCCGACTATACGAAATTTTTTGCAGTATTGAAGCGATTCTGCGCAGGACTGCCAAGCCGGGTGACCGGCATGGTGGGAACCCGGATAGACCCGGTGGCAAGCCGGGCGCTGGAAAAAGACCTTAACACAGAAATCAACGATATGCTGCGCACCTTCGTCCTGGCGGCTGACGCTAAGGACGGTGGCGACGGATGAACAGCGCACCCCGCCGAAAGCCCCGGACGTTCCGCTTCAAGCGATACCAGGTGCCGAAATACATCAAGGACGCCCTGGCGACCTTGAAGCCGCCGGACGACATAACCGTGAGCCAATGGGCCGAGCGTAACCGCATACTGAGCCGCAAGGAATCCAACCTGCAAGGCTACTGGCGCAACAGCGTGACGCCCTACCTTACCGGCATTATGGACGAATTCAACAACTGGGAGACCGAGCAAATTATTTTTGTGAAGCCTACCCAGTGCGGCGGCACCGAGGGCGAACTGAATATGCTGGGCTATGTAATAGACCAAGACCCCGCGCCAGTTTTGATCGTATACCCGAACGACGAACTGGCCGAGAGTACGAGCGCGAACCGCATATCCAGCATGATGGAGACCCCCTGCCTGAAACGACACTACCTGAAAAATTCCAGCAGCAAAAAGGAATTGCAGTTTGACACGGATATGTATGTGGCCCTGACAGGTTCCAACTCCCCCGCCGACCTGGCAAGCAAACCCATCCGTTACCTGTTCCTGGACGAAGTGGACAAATACAGTGCCGCCAGCCGCCAGGAAGCAGACCCCATCAACCTGGCAATCGAGCGAACCAAAAGTTATATCACGAACCGCAAAATCTATATGTGCAGCACCCCGACGCTGCGCACCGGCCACATCTGGAAAGCCAAGGAGGCCGCCGATGTAGAAAAGCATTTTTTTGTGCCCTGCCCGCACTGCGGAAAGTACATAGAACTAAAGTTTGCGCAGATCCGCTGGCCCGGCAAGGAAGACGGAATGAGCGACCGAGACCGGGCTGAATTTGCAAACTACGTCTGCCAGGAATGCGGCTGCATCATAACCGACCAGCACAAGCCGGAAATGCTGCAACGCGGAGAGTGGCGGGCCGTGCGCCAAAGCACCCGCTTTGCCCGGAGCGTAGCGTTCTGGATGAATACGCTGTACAGCCCCTTTACACGGTTTAGCGCCATAGCCGCCGAGTTTTTGAAATCCAAAGACGACCCCGACCGGCTGCACAACTTCACCAACAGCTGGCTGGCGGAACCGTGGGAAGATACCAAGCTGAAAACCAGCGCCGAACTGGTGCAGGAGCGCCAGACCGAGCGCCCGGCCTACGAGGTGCCGCCCTGGGCCAAGCTGCTGACCGGCGGCGTGGACGTGCAGGAAAACTGCCTGTATTGGAGCATACGCGCCTGGGGTGACTTTTTGACCAGCCAGAACATCGCGCACGGCCAGGCGTTCAGCTTTAACGAAATAGCGAATTACATGAATCTGGAATACCGGCAGCCAGACGGCACCGCCATGATGGTGGCCCTTTGCCTGATTGACTCCGGCGACCAGACCGATGAAGTGTACGAGTTCTGCGCAGAGAACGCAGAGTGGGCGCTGCCCTGCAAAGGCACCGACACCATGCTGAGCCACTACAAGCTCAGCACTGTGAACAAAGCCGGCTCGAAAGCCTACGGCATGAACCTGGTGCTGGTTGATGGCGGCAAGTACAAGGACATGATCGCCAGCCGAATGCGCAAGCCAAACGGCAAAGGAAGCTGGATGGTGTACAAGGACACCGACCTGGAATATTGCGAACAGGTCACGGCTGAACATAAGGTCGTGGAGCGCAACGCCAACGGCCGGGAGACGCAGCGCTGGGTGCTAAAGACAAGCCACGCCGACAACCACTACTTAGATACCGAGGTCTATGCGATGGCCGCAGCCGACGTGCGAGGTGTACGCACCCTGTTTTTACAGAACGGCAACGAACAGGAAGCGCCGCCGACCATGCCGCCCGCGAACCAAGAGAGCGAAAAGCCCTGGATCATCACACCGACCGAAAACTGGCTATAAAGGAGGAACCCCACAATGGCCGAAAACGAAACGCCCCTGACCGAACAGGGCTACTCCCCCAAAGAACTGCTGGCTCAGGTAGACAAAGCCCTTACTGCCGTAATGGTGGGCGGGCAAAGCTACAAGATCGGCAGCCGGAGCCTGACCCGCGCAAACCTGACCGAGCTGCGGAAGCTGCGGGCCGACCTGGCCGCCCAGGTGGCCGAGGAAGAAAACACCGGGCTGCTGGGCAATACCAGCGTGGCATTTTTTGATGGCCGTTAAGGAGGAAACCGAAACATGGGATGGTTTGATAACTTAATCGGCTGGTTTTCGCCAAAGACAGCCTGTGAGCGCGAAGCCTGGCGATTGCAGCTGCAGCAGCTGCGCGGCGCCGGATATGACGCCGCCGACCACGGCAGACTGAACGCAAACTGGCAAGCCTACAACGAAAGCGCCGACCTGACCGACCGGGTGGCCCGTGATACGATCCGCGCCCGCGCCCGCGACCTAGAGCGAAACAGCGACCTGGCCAACGAAATCATTCTGGCGTTCCGCCGGAATGTGGTGGGAAAAGGCTTCACCCTGCAAGCCCGCACCCAGAGCGACGAACTGAACAGCCAGGTCGAGGCGCTGTGGCGCCAGTGGACGAAAAGCCGCAACTGCGACGTGACCGGCCAACAGAGCCTGAACCAGATGCTGCGGATGGCCGTGCAACGGAAAAAGGTGGACGGCGGTATTTTGTTTTTGAAGTGCTACACCAAGGACGGCTTGCTTCCGTTTAAGCTGCAAGCCCTGGAAGTGGACGAACTGGCCCTGAGCCAGAACGTGCCAAAGTACAAGGACGACCGGGTCGTGGGCGGCGTAGAGTTTAACCGATACGGAAAGCCCACCGGCTACTGGGTACAGCAGTACAGCATCGACGGCTGGCAGACCACCGAGCCGGAGTTCCACCCCGCAAAGGATGTAATTTTTTATTACAGCAAGCGGCGACCCAGCCAACTGCGGGAAGTCAGCGACTTTGCACCGACCATCAGCCGGATCCGCGACGCGAACGAATTTATCACGGCGGTGAGCGTGAAAGAGCGAATCGCCGCTTGCCTGGCGGTTTTTATCCGCAAGACGGTGCCGACGACCGGCTTCGGACGGAGTGGACAGACCGCCGCCGCACCGAAAACCACTTATGACGGAAAAACCCTGACGCCCGGCATGATCACCGAGATGAACGCCGGAGACGACGTGCAGGTGGTAGACCCTAAGAGTGGCAGCGGAGACGCAACCACATTCTTGAAAATGCAGCAGCGCTTGATCGGCGGCGGTCAGGGCATCAGCTATGAAACGGCCGCCCGCGACATGAGCGAAACCACATACAGCAGCGCCCGCCAGGCCAGCATTGAAGATGAGGCCACCTTCGGCGAGGAAATCGAGCTACTGCAGGATGTAATGTCCGAGATATACGAGACGTTCCTGATCAGCGCCGTTCTGGCCGGGAAAATTGCAATCCCGGATTTTTGGGAACACAAAGAACTGTATCTGGGCCACGAATGGGTCGCCAGCCCCAAAAAATGGATTGACCCGAAGAAAGAAAGCGAGGCCAACGCCACGGCCCTGCAAAGCGGACAAAAGACCTTTAAGCAAATCGCCGCTGAACAGGGTGTGGACTGGAAGCGCCAGCTTGAAGACATGGCCGAGGTGCAAGAATACGCCGCCCAGCTTGGCGTGAAGATTGGAGGTGTGACAGATAATGCCCAACAGCAAGACCCACCCGACCCCGACGATGAACCGCAACAGGAATGAGGGGCAGCGCGAACTGTTCAGCGGCAGCTTGCGCCAGGCAGAGGGCGCGGAAAACGACCGCACCTTTGAACTCAGCTTTTCCAGCGAAGAACCCTACACGCGCTGGTTCGGCCCCGAAATCTTAGACCACAGCGACGGCTGCGTGGATATGAGCCGCCTGACGGAGATCGGCGTCGTGCTTTTTAACCACGACAGAGACCAGGTCATCGGAAAGATCAAGAGCGCCCGCATCGAGGGGAACCGTGGCCTGGCCACGGTAGAGTTTGACGACGACCCGGAGAGTGAACGCATTGCAGCCAAGGTGCGCAGCGGCACCTTGAAAGGCGTGTCCGTGGGCTACCAGGTAAGCAACTGGGAAGACGTGGACAAGGGCAAAAAATCCCTTGACGGCAGATTTACCGGCCCTTGCAGCATTGCAAAACGGTGGATGCCGTATGAGGTAAGCATTGTATCCGTTCCGGCGGACGCCACGGTGGGCGTTGGCCGGGAATTGGAGAACGAGCCGGAACCGACTGCGCCGCAGACGCAGACAGGCCGGAACCGTATCCGCGAATTTGAAAACATCATCACCCGCAACAGAAACCTTTTGTAAGGAGGACACCATGAAGAAGAAAGACCAGATGCTGGCCAAGATCAAGCGCCAGCAGGAAATCACCGACGGCGCCCGCGCCGCGAACCGCGACCTGACCGACGATGAGACCCGCGAGTTCAACAACCTGCAGGGCGAGATTGACGCGCTGCGCCCCCAGGTTGAAGAAGAAGAACGCCAGGCCGCCATTACCGCTGAGCGCAACCGCGTGGCTGAGATCAACGCCATCTGCCGCCAGGTTGGCATGGAACCCGACAACTACATCAAGGAC